TGGTGTCTGTATCATCCACTCAAGCTGTACAGCGGGCTATATGCCTGTACGTGGCGTCTGTCGTGTTGTTGACAACTCACAGGGCGCAAACGTAGTTGATGAGACGGTAAATAACTTGGTGAACACCAATGCATCTGCGCTTGGCGTTATAAATACTGGCGTACAGAAAGCGTCTAAACTTATTCCACATACCACTGATATTTAGTAGAATCAAGGTGAAATTTATGCAGGACAATGAAATGGATCTGAGCATAACCGATGATTTAATCATTGAAACAGAAAAAGACTACGAAGCCATGCAGGAAAATATGGATCGATCTAATGACAAGATTGAGTATCGTGCCATCAGCATGGAAAAAGGCCCGATTGATGAGAAGAACAGAACAGCAATGATTGCTGTATCTTCTGAGGAGCCTGTTGAACGATCTTTTGGAATGGAAGTATTGGAACATAGCGCAGAGGCTATAGACTTGAGTTTCTTAGCATCTGGGCGAGCGCCGTTGCTCTTGGATCATGATCCTAAGCAGCAAATAGGCGTAATTGAATCTGTTGAACTTGACAGCGATGCTCGCAGACTACGAGCTAAGGTGCGTTTTGGACGAAACGGTATCGCCGCTGAAGCGTTTGACGATGTAGTTGATGGTATTAAGGCCAACATCTCGGTCGGATACGCCATCAACAAAATGGAGAAACGTGGCAATGATACGTATGTAGCAAAGTCATGGAGACCCGTAGAGGCAAGTTTAGTATCTATCCCTGCTGACGTGACAGTTGGCATCGGACGTTCAAGCGAGCCTTCCCAACCCATAAAAGTAACTGACAATGGAGTCAAAACGATGGAAAACGTCGAAAACGTAGACGTTGCATCAGTGGAAGCGGAAGCGCGCAAAGCTGAACAACGTAATGCTGCACAAATCGTCGAGCTTGGATCTCGGCACAATAAGTCAGAATTAGCACAGAAAGCTATTCGTGAAGGGAAATCTATTGAAGAATTCCGTGGCGAATTGCTTGAAGTCATTGGTTCTGACAAATCATTGGCAGAAGAAAGCATTGGCCTAACTCAAAAAGAAGCCAAGAGATTCTCAATTCTTCGTGCTGTAAATGCATTGGCTAACCCGCATGATCGTCGTGCTCAAGAAGCCGCCGCTTTTGAATTTGAATGTTCACGAGCTGCTGCTGAGCAGTATGGCCGATCTGCACAAGGCATCATGTTGCCTGCTGATGTGCTTCGTAACTGGAAGCGTGATCTTAATTCAACTGATGAATCAGCATTGTTCACGGATGATTTCCGTGGCGATGAGTTCATTGACGTGTTGAGAAATGCTTCTTCCGTCATGCAAGCTGGCGCTCGTATGCTCAATGGACTTTCTGGTGATGTTAAGATCCCCAAGAAGGCCACTGCTGCTGCCTCTAGCTGGGTAACTGAAGGAAACCCTGTTTCTGAATCAGAAATGACTGTTTCTTCTGTTTCAATGACGCCGCGTCATCTTGGTGCATTCACTGATATCACTAGACAGCTTCTTCAGCAGTCAAGCCTCAGTGTAGAAGCATTAGTTCGTGATGATCTTGCTCAAGCTATCGCTTTGGCTATCGATCTTGGCGCATTGCAAGGCAACGGAACTGGTGGTGCGCCTACGGGCATTAAGAGCACTTCTGGCATCAACACTGTAGACTTTGGTACTGCACCTGTCTTAGTTCCTTCATTCGCACAAGTTGTGGAAATGGAAACTAAGGTTGCTGAAGACAATGCTCTTCGTGGGAACCTGGCCTACATCATGAACGCTGCAATGGTTGGCTCTTTGAAAACTACTGAGAAAGCAACTGGAACTGCCCAGTTCGTAGTTGAGCCTGGTGGTACGGTTAATGGCTATCGAGCCATCGTATCAAACCAAGTTGCATCTGGTGATGCTTATTTCGGGAACTTTGACGATTTGCTCGTAGGTTTCTGGAGCGGCTTGGATATCCTCGTTGATCCATACGCGGGTGCTACTAGCGGTAATGTCCGAATCATTGCAATGCAAACTTGCGATGTTGCAGTACGTCACGCTGTATCATTCTGCCTCGGAAACGACGGCGGTAGCTAACGGGATTAGGCGGGGATTCGTCCCCGCCGCATCTTGGTGATCTATGAAATATGAAGTATTGAAAAGCTGCATCATCAATAAATCTCCATCTAAAGCGGGATCTATTGTTGATGTAACTGGCGATGAAGAAAGAACGTTATTAGCTCTTGGACGTATCGCACCTTATTCTGAGCCTATGGTTGAGAACAGATCCGTGGGTTTAGAAGATTCAGAAGAAAAGCCTAAGCGCCGTGGGCGTCCTAAGAAGGCTGAATAATGGCCGTAGAAAGCGCAAATGATCTATTGATAATGCTCGCTGATTTTGGGGTAAATGTTACATATACTCCAGATGGCGGCAGCCCAACGACTGTTAAAGTCATCATGGATCAAGAATATTATGAGGTATCTGGCGATACAGTTGGCATTAATAGTTCACAACCTGTTTTATACGGAAGGGCAATAGAGCTTAGGAATACTTCATACGGGGATCAATTTGACGTGCCAGCTATTACTGATTTAGATGGCAATGTAATTAAGAACGCTGCTAGTTATAAAGCAACATCAGTTCAACCAGATAACCAAGGAATGGTTGCCATAGCGCTAACAGAGATGACTACTGTAGTCACGCTGAATGGTGAAGATATCAACGTTACAGACTTATCTGAACAGTTTGTCGAGGTTGAATAATGGTTGATCACGTCAGGCAGCAAATCCGAGATAGGATAGTTTCTAATGTCACTGGATTGACTACAACAGGCAATAGAGTCTTTAAATCACGAGTCTATCCACTGAATGCTGACACTATGCCTGCCCTGCTGGTTTATTCAACGACTGAAGATTCAGATATTGACGTAATGGGATTCCCTGGAGTTTTAAATAGAATAGTCAATGTGGCCATTGAAGGCTACGTCAGAAACATCACGGTCTACGATAATCTGATTGATGATATTTGTCAGGAAGTTGAGGTGGTCATGGCTAATGACCCAACAATAAATGGATTGGCTAAGAATAGCTTTTTGTCTGGCACCGAAATAAGCTATACAGGCGAAGGTGATCAGCCAATTGGTGTTGTTACGATGAATTATGTCGTACAATATAGGACAGCAACCAACGCGCCGTCGGCGGCGTTATAGGTCATATAATGAAGCTATATAGTCCTGATGGGTCATCAGAAATTGATGCCCATCCAAGCAAAGTCGAATCTCTTTTAGCTAAAGGCTGGAAGGAAGAAGTTAAAAAGAAATCTAAGGCTAAGGCAGAAAAGCCAGTAGCTGAAGAGGTTATTGAAGAAGTTGTTGAATCCGTACCTGAATCAGAGAAGGAGTCTGAATAATGGCTACACATATTGGACGTGATGGGATTCTGAAGGTCGGCGCTAATACTGTAGCCGAATTGCGATCCTTTTCTATTGAAGAAACTGGTGACACCGTAGAAGACACGGTAATGACTGACACTGCCAGGACATTTGTTCCTACGCTTACGTCATTCACTGGTTCTGCTGATGTCCTATGGGACGAAACCGATACCACGGGGCAAGGTGCATTAAGCGTTGGCTCTAGTGTAACGATTGGATTCTACCCAGAAGGTGATACTACTGGTGACACCTATTACACTGGCACGGCTATCGTGACGGGTGTAAGTCGATCTGCATCCTTTGATGGCATGGTAGAAGCATCTATCACGTTGCAAGGTTCTGGTGCATTGACTGAATCTGTAGCCGCATAATGGGAATCTTAGATAAGGCTCAGGAACACTATCAAGAAATTCTAAAGCGTGATCCTAACCCGATAGAGATTCCTGAATGGGGTGGGACGTATTATGTGCGTCCCCAGATTTCCGTTAAGAACAAAATGGAAATCCAGGCAAAGCTCACTGGAAACCAGATGGATGAAGGGTTGGCTTTAACGCTGATCTACTATCTTCTGGATGGTTCTGGTGAGCCATGCTTCAAAAAGGCTGACAGAATCACTTTGATGCGATCAGTAGACCCTGACGTTATGATTAGGGTTGCTGGTGAAATCGCAGATATGC